TTTTGCATTTGAGAATCCAATAAATCTTTTGAACTTAGTCTACCTACTTGATGATGTAAAACCATCTGATCTCCTACATAAATACCAACATGACAGCCGATATTTTTACCCATACTAAACAATAACAAATCATCTTTTTTTATATCGTCATTAACTTCTATAAAATTACAAGTTGGTATTTCATTTTCAAACTTGTTGTTAGAAAGCATTTCATAAGGGCTTTTTGGCCTTGTCATATCTCCAACAATTAACCCTTTTTCTTTAAAATAATCAACAACAATAGTCCAACAATCAGCAGCCCCCCAAATCCAAGTTTTACCTATTATTGATGACGGCTTATATCCAGAAGGTTTAAAACTATACCAATCATCAATTTCTGGGCTGTAGATGTGCCATTCAAGACCTAAATAATCACAAGCTGTCTTATCAGCTTCAGAAGGGAATATAGGCCCTTTTGGGTGTGAGTGAATTAATCCTATAAGTTCACCACTATCTTCTGCATTTGCCCAGTCATCAGGATCAATAATAAAATATGATATTTGGTCATTTGCTAAATTTTTGCAAGGAAAATAGGTTTCTTTGCCTTTTACTATTGCCAAAAGGCCACAGCTTTCTTTTGGAAAACATTCTTTGGCATGGTTAGCAGCTTTTTCTTTCCAAGTCATGCGTCAATAAATGTTCCAACTCCGTCAAAATCTTTTCTTGTTATTTGTCTTTTTGGCACTCGAACATTTGCAAGATCAAGAGCAGAAACTAACTCATATTGCACAACCTCTCTATTTTCTACAACTTTTCGATCAAGAAAAAATATTTCATCAGGAAACTTATTTGAACTTGGTGTTCCAAATGGATTTGTTTGAGTTGTAGATGTTGTGGTTGAAGTCGAAGTGGTTGTGTTGGGATTATTCATAGTAATCGTATTACCCATGCCATTGCCATGACTTGTGCAGTAATATCTCAAATCGTTTGGGGCAGTTGGATATGCTGGATTATAAGTAACTGTTGCATCTGTTCCAAGCGTTCCATAGTTAATGGTTGTCTGTTGTCCTCCAGCATCAGATTTTATTCTTAAAGGATGTCCACCTCCTAAAGCATTTGAGCTATGGGATTGATCGAAGATATAAGTTGATCCACGCTTCATTGTGATCACAGGTTTTTGTTGTCCATCAAGAGCAAAAACATTATTACCATTATCATCTTGCACCACAGTCACTGCGTAGGTCACAGTTTCAGCATCTGCTGGGTCAGCAATAGTCGTTGTAGTTGTTGAAGTTGTTGTAACAGGTGCAAAGTTTACAGCGTCAAGATTATCGGCTGTTGTCCTGATTCTGGTAAGTTTTGCTCCGTTTAAATCGTTAGCTGGTGTAAAAGCATTTACAGATGTAATCAAAGTTGTAAGAGTAGATAAAACATTACTTACAGTCAAAGTTGGTCTTGGGATTTGTCCCTTTCCTGTAAACTCAAACCCTTCAGCCTCTACTGGAAACCTTGCATAAGAATTACCTTGCCAAACTATCTCTCCATTACCATTTTGATTTGATCCACTATGCCATCTGTAAAGTTGATCTGATCCATGTATTGAGGCAATAAGTTGTAATTCAAACAACTCGATTATTGCTGAAGGATTAATTTTTTGTAATTCACTGGTTGGTATTGCCATTAGGGTTCTGCAACCTCCTCAAATGTAAGGTTCATATTTACTCTGTTTAAATAGGGTATAGACCTTGATCTGCTAGTACATTTAAATTTTCTTGCTGAAGATTCGCCTGTCATTGTGTAATCAAAAGAGGCTTGATCGTCAAACCTACTATTCAAAAAGGTGTCTATGGTATCGGCATCTGTTTCAGATATTGCAAAACTTAAATTAACAATATGTAGTCTTTTGTTTGCTGGCAAACCAAAAACAGTTCTGAACTCATATCCATCACCCATTTTTGTAGTTATGCTTTTCTGTTCTACTGTTTGTGTAGTTCCGTAGGTCGGTGTTATAGAAGGAAAAGTTGCCATTATGATAATAAACCTCCAGCACGTTTTTCTTTGATAAGTTGAGCTTGTACTGCCTGACCAATCACTTGTCCTAGTTGTTGAGCATCAGTAGTAGATCCTTGAACAGAGCTACCGCTTGCATCTACATTTACTGTAACCATATTTGTGACATTGTCACCACCGCCTCCAAGCTGACTGTTTGGAATTATATTGCCACCCTTTGAACCCATTTGCAAAATCTCAGGCCCTCTCTCTCCAACAACAAAAGCACCACCAGCCGATACTCTTCCACCTCTTTCTTTACCAAACAGACCAGATAAAAAACCACCTCCAAAACCTTTACCACCACTGATTGCATTTCCTATCCCACTAATAGCTTTATTAAGAGCAAGGTCTATAAGTCTCTTTTTAAGGTTTCCCAGTACATTTTTCATAGCATCACCAAAAGATTTAGCTCCTGTAATCGCATCTGACAAGTTAGAAACCAAATCATTTCTTACAGATTCACCTATACCTTTAAAAGTTTCTTTTAGCTTATCAGCTTCAATCTTTGCTTGTTTTTGTGCTTCTGTAAGTTCTTCAGTATTCTTTTTGACTTTCTTTTTGCCCTCTGCTTGTTTGTCAATAGTGTCAGCAATGTCTCTTTCTATGCCAGAAAATTCAATAAGCCCTTCTTTCAAAAAGTCAAAATCTGTAACAATACCTTTAAAAGGATTGTCAAATTTAAATTCTTTAAAAGGATTTTCAAATTTAGGTAGACCTAAATCTAAATTAATTTTTGGAAGTTCAATTCCGCCAAGTAATTTTTTTAATGGTTTTGGTATTAAGTCAACAATTTTTCTAAATGCTGTGGCGTAAAAATTAACAATTTTTTGTACTACTCCCCCAACAGTTTTTTGTAACCCTTGGAAAAAACCCACTACTGGCTTTGTTAGATTAGAAAAACCTTGTTGAATACCTTGAAAAGTTGCAACAAAATCTCTTTGTATCATTTCAGCAATTAACTTTACATCAGAAAAAAATGTTTTTATACCACCTATAGAAATCTTTAAAGCATTTCCAATTACACCACCAATAACCCTCCCAATAAAAATAATTTCATCACCAAAATTAGCAACTGCCTCTTTTACATT